ATTTCTTTACCCTCTAGTATGTCTTGTAGCATTATGCCGTTTTTGACATAACCAAGTTTACTTATCTGAAATATCTGTTTCTTCGGGTGTGATTGTTTTGCTTTCAACAATTTTATCATCTTTTTTTAACATCTTTTGTAACTCTGCTGTTGAACCTACAAACAATGCGTTTTTAATATTATTGTTAGCTGTTTTAGGTAACTCTTTTAAGTCTTTTAGTTTTTTATTTAAGTCTTGTAACTTATCTACTGTATCTGCAACATTCTTAATACCAGCTAATGCAACTTCATATGCTCTAGGGTGTTGTCCTTCTTTTGCAACATCTAAAATACCTTCGATTGCCTCTTGTCCTTTTTCAATAAGATTGTAATAGTATTCTCTACTATTTTTATGGTCATTATCCACATCTTCTTTATCTTTTTCTTCGGTTCTCACTACAGGAGCTTTAAAATCTTCCTTTTTGATAACCTCTTCCATTGGAGTTTTAGCAGGTTCTAAACCTAAAATCTCATTTACTTTATCTTCTATAGCCATAATACTATTTATCCAATTTCCTAATCAGCTGTTTTGTTTCATAAAAATACAAACAATCTATATCACTATCTTTAAATGTATTATATACATCTGTAATGGTTTCTACAATAGGATTACCAGCTAAATTAAAACTAGTGTTTAATACCATAGGCACACCAGAAATCTTTTCAAACTCATCTATTATATTATATAAATGTTCGTGTTGTTTTTTATTTACGGTTTGTACTCTACAAGTATCATCTATGTGTAAAACGGCAGGTATAATATCTCTACTTACTTTTGTTTTCATTGCATACATCATAAAAGGAGAACTGTCTAACTTTGTATCAAAGTATTCGTGTAAACATTCTTCTTTCATAGAACAAGCAAAAGGTCTAAATGGTTCTCTTTTCTTTGTTTTGTTTACAATGTCTTTGCCATTATTTACAGTAGGGTCAAATAAAAGACTTCTATTACCTAATGCTCGAGGACCTGATTCAGATTTTTGACCATATACACCTATAAGTTTTTTCTTTCTCAATTCAGCTGCAACAACCTTTTCATCAGCTTTTAATACTTCAAAATCTTTGAATTGAGTTGATATAACATTATTGTCATATTTTCTTTCGTAACCATAGTAAATTGATTTTTGTTTTCTAATTGTAGTATCATTGTTTAAATTATGCCAAAAATACTTAGCAATACCTATTGACTGGCCTGCGTCTGTAGCTACTGGTTCTATATACAATTCTATGCCATCTAAATTATCTTTATAAAAATGATTTGCTACACAATTTAAAAAGTATCCACCTGATAAACAGACCTTCGTAATACCTGTTTGTACAACTTTATCTTTTATATATTGTAATACATTTTCTTGGCATTGTCTTTGTAAATCACCACAAAAATCATATACATTTTGAATACTATCACCAAATTCAATATTAAGTTTAGGTTTTTGTAAATTTGATATGTCATATAAGTCTTGGTTGCCGACAATGTGATATTTTCTATTTTTACCATATGCGGCTAGAGCCATAACCTTACCTGCGTCAAACGGTGTAAAACCTAATCTACTTGAAGTCATCTCAAAAAGTTGTCCTTCGCTTACATCATTTGATACTTTAACATGGTCATTTGTACCATCATATTTAAAATTAACAACCACATCTTTATCTATCTCTGTAAAGTTGTTTGGATATTCAGCGACAAATGTTGCTCTTTGTTCTCTACCGTAACCATCTTTTAAATCATTATCATTATTAAAATAATATTCAGAGCCCATACCGTCAATAGCAATAGAAAGAGCTTTGTCAAAACCTGAATTATAAAAGGCATGAGAGGCATGAAACATATGGTGAGATGACCACACATTTATTGTTTTAAATTTAAACCCTTTATCTTTTAAATACTTTTCATAATCTTGATTATATTTTTTATTAGGAGAAAAACCAGATATTACCAAGTAATCAATACTATCTTTTATAGTATCTAACAAATCATATGCTTTTGCATGATGTTTTCTACCAGACAATCTCTCGTTTTCACAATGTAGTTTTATTTCTCCGTCTTCAATCAAACATATAGAAGCGTTATGATTTTGACTAATACCTAATATTCTCATTTAAATTCTATTTCACTTTCCATTTCACCCCATTTACTATTACTAAAATGTAAATTAAAGGCTAATGAATATCTTTCATCATCTGTATCATTTGGTTCTACATAGTGTACCAAATGTGATGGGAAAAATGTTAAAAATCCTGGTGCTGGTGTTAAAGTATATTCGCAGCCTGTAACATGATTAACTTCATCAAATTCTAATAAGTAACCTGGTGTTATTGTATTCCACCAAGGTTGAATTTTAAAAGATATATCACCCATGCCAGGTCCAGCGTGTATGTAATAAACGCCACTAAAAATACTATTAACATGAGTATGGTCGTGTGCTGAATCTCCTTTTATATGTTTATTAATCCAAGAGTTTTGAAAATCAAAATTAATATTATGTTTTATTTTTAAATAGTTTCTAGTATAAACATCAAACTGTTCTTTAATATCCTTCTTTAAGTCTGTCAGGTCATTTAAAACATAGAAATTTTTAGTGTATGCTCCATTGTTTGACCTCATTCTTTGATAGTCGCCATTCTTAGCGTATGTTAACCATTCAGGTTTAACATCAATGTGACCATCAAAAACTGGCGTTGGGAATAATTCATGTATTTTTACTTCTTTTTTCATATTAAAAATAATTAAAATTCAATACGATTCTTCTTTTAGTATCCGTATGAATTGTTCCTGTATGTTTTAATTGTGAGTTAAATGAGATGTACCTATTTTTTTTACTGTCAGCCACAAATCCATCTTCAAATTTGGTCTTTCCGTTATTATCGTTTATATAAAAAATGCCTGTATTACAATCAAAAGGTATATCAGTATGTAATGACTCAGTACATCTTGTATCCTTTATCGTCATATTAGCTTTAATTTTTACAATTGACTTAATATCAATCTTTTTTATTAATGGCAATAACACATTAAATTCTCTTGTTTGTGCCATGCCATTATTATAAAAACAATGCACGAATTGTAAATCTTTATCACCTTTATATGTTCTATAATCATTATAAAACCAAGGAAAGTTTTCAGATAACATCATATCTTCAATGTCTTTAAACTCCTCAGGCGTTAAAAAATCATCTTTTATATAAATCATTATTTAAACCAGTAAAAATGTGTGATAGTAAATTTACCATCTCCTAGTTGAGGATTTTTTTTATTAAATTTAATTGGTGTTGATTGATGAAACATTGGACTAGGGAAGAAAATGCAACGATTGTCCTTCATCTTAACTGTTTGTTCGGGGTCTGCTAATGCTAAATCACCACCTTCAAAAGCTTCTTCATTCTTTTTTAACCAAACGCATTGTGTCCAGTAAAACTTATCTGTATGAGCTTTATATTCATCATCTTCATGGTAGTAGGTAACAATAGTGTCATCATTATTTGTTACTCTAAAATTTCTACCAGCTGGTCTGACTCTATCAATAATTTGATGAAACTCATATGTTTGCGATTTATTAATGAATCTTAAAATAGGAGAAATATCTCTAAACTCTTTATGATACATAACGCCAGGAAACCATCTGTATCCTTTTGCTTTAGATTGACCATCAGAGCCTCTAGCCACATCTCCACCATCACCTATTCTATGTAAATCTTCTTTTGATTTAGATGTTAAGTAATAATTTAATTCTGTTTCTACTAATTGTTTTTCTTCAGGTGTATACCAGTTGTCTATAATAAGATAAGGAAATCGTCCTTTTTCATTAACAACATTTACTTTCCATTGTGTTTCCATTTTCTATTCAAAGTAATTAAAATTAATTACTATTCTCCTCTCATTATCTGTTTGACTTACAGCCTTATGTAATATATCACTATCAAATATCAACATACTATTTTCTTTACATGGTATATTTATCTGCTCGTCCTTATCAAGTATTGTATATCCGTTATTTGTGTTTACATAATAAATTGCTGTTTTACAATCAAACTTTCTATCAGTATGCCATTCTGACTCATATCTTTTATTTTTATTTGTCATAAAATTGGCTCTGACTTCCATCAATCCTTTTACATTCATTTTTTGAACAATAGGTATTATTAGTTTTCTAAAACTATCCGAATTGGGTTTATACTCTTTATAAAATGTATGGCTAAAAAAACCATAATCTGTTTCATAATCAGTCATACTTGAATTATAAAACCAAGGAAAATAAATTGAACTCATTTCATCTAAAATACTTTGATGTTCTTGTTTGCCTAAAAAGTTTTCTATAATACTATAACTCATACCACTTTTCAACTTTATGGTAGAAACATTTTGTATTTCATCTTTATCACCTTGGCCATAAGAATCAAAGTTTGATTTCAACTCTTGTATTATCATAGTTTTTCCCAATGAGATTTTTTTTCTTTTTTTACTTTTGTATTAAAAAACTCAGGAGTAAATAAATCAAAAGCTATTGTAACTCTTTCTTGTGGACTTTTATTATAGTCTGTATAATGGTCTATCCAATTAGGAAATAATGTTATTTTACCAATTTCATTTTTTGATGAATATACTTGCTTAGTATATGGGTTAACATAATGTGTATGTGTGTCTTTTACTTTTGTACAAATATGTCCACCAAGATAACATAATGTATCGTTATAGTGTGAGTGTGATTTTATCTGTTGAGATGTTCTTAATACATTAGCCCAACATTGACCGTACAAATCTGTATTTTCATATCCTAAAACACTTATAAATTTATCATGTGTTTTTCTTACAGTTTCATTTAGCCCATTATGTTTCCATTGAAAAAGATTAAAATGAGGATACCTTGAAGTTAAACTATCATTACCTAAACCTGTTTGACCATCATCAAATGCAGGATATTTTTCTATAAGATTTCTTTCATTAGTTAATATAATATCTGTCAATTCATTTACATCAAGGTCATCTAATACATTACTTTCCCATATACAAATTTCCTGTTCAGGAGCTGCAAATGGTGTTTCAGGTTTTTCTGAAATTAGTTTTATCAGTTTATCAGTCATTAATCTATAATATCAAAAGTCTTATAATCATTATCTGGTTCCCAACCATAATCAATACTTTTTCTTGTTGGTTCTTTTTTCTGTTGTCTGCAAGCACCAGGTAAACCTAACATAGGTCTAGTATCAAAAGGCATATGATACTTACCATCTTTTTCGTTATAATGTAAAAATACTTGTGCGTGTTTTAAACCTTTAAATTGTTTTCTCCAATGTTCTACTTCACAACCTCGGTAAATAATCATGTCACCAGGATTTAAATGTATTTCTACTTCTTCACCGTCTTTCTTTTTTATACCCATAGGCCATGAATAATTTTCTTCTTTTAAATTTGAAATATCATGTCCTAAAAATAATGTAGTGGATAACTCACAACTTGGTCTATCTTTATGTCTTCTTAAAATTGTTTTCTCTGTATATAATCTATGATAACTATAAGTAGGTATTACATCTATACCTGTCATTTCTTTCATAGTAGGAACACCTAATTCTAATAATGTGTCAAATATTAAATCACCGTATTTACTATAATCTCCTGGAGCCTGTGTATCGTTAAATGTGCCCCATGGTTGTTCATCAAAATTACCTTGTGTTGTCAAATCTATATACTCTAATCTAGCTTTCGCTAAACATACATATCTGTACAATAGAGTACACATATTAGGGTCAATAAAACTTCGTCTTATTACATAGTCATTTTTTTTAAAAAAATCTTTGTCCATTATTTAAAAGGTTCTCCTAATGCCCATAGAACCAAAGAGTATCTTGTACCCTTAGTTACAGGTGTTACTTGATGATACATGAAAGATGGAAATACTATTATAGAACCTTGAGGTCTAATCTCTATACACTCATGGTATCTTTCTCCTGGAGTATGCGGTCCATAATCAAATTTAAGATTGCCTCCTTCATATTCACCTGGTTTATTTAAGTTGATAGTTACACTTAACTTTCTAACTTTACCGATAAATTTATCTGCCGTTGTATATCCTTTTTCTAATTGGCCGTTTTGTTTTGTGCGTGATATACCTGGAATAAATCTTCGATAGGTTGCGTGATGGTCTGTACCTGAATCTTGGTGCCAGCCGTAAAAACCACCGTCTTTATATGTTGTAAATTGAAAAGACTCTGCATGGTCAAAATTATATTTCCAACCTGCGTCCCTATTTGCTAGATTTAAATAAGGCCATACTCTATCATAAATCCATTGGTCGTTTAACCAAGAAACTTTACTATCTCTTATATAAGGATTTATTTCTTCTAAGTTTTTACCTTCTTTTTTTTGTAATTCTTCAACTGTAGTATCAGCTTGAGGAATTGTTTTGTCATCTGATTTTTCGTTATTGCCGTGGGTAACAGCTTCTTTCATGTCTTTGTTTAGACCTAAATCAATAATCTTATTACACTCATCAGGTGTTAAGACGGATTGAAAGTACCAATAAGGATTAAATATCATTTGGCACCAACTGAAAATTACCTGATACAGATATTCTAGTTTCATCTACCCAAAAAGGAGCTACCTCATGGTGTAATGAAGCAGGGAAAATAAACATTAACTTATCATAGGGTGTTACGATATAATGTGTTCTATCAAAATCTGAGGTTCCTTGACCGTACACAAAAGAAATTTTACCAGCATTTTTTGTATTGCTGTCTGTATTTGTTTTAAATATATTTTCTGGAACTTTTAAATAGATTACAAAAGAGAATTTACCCTCATGTGTATGTAAAGGATTATAGTCGTTCTTTTTTTGAAAGTTTACCCATAGACTATTTAACTCTAAAAATCCATCTTTAGTTTTATCTTCTCTTTGAGGTATTTGAATTACTTTAGAAAAATCAGCTCTAGCTTTATCTGGTTGATTATCAATGTAAATATTAGCAAAACTTTCTAGTTGTGCTCTAAGATAAGGTTCAACCTCATCTCTTGTTTCTCTTTTATATTGATAACTTCGGCCTGTATATAATTGACCTGCTAACTTAGGATTCCAATTATCATCTTCTTTATTAAGCTTTTGTGCTTCTGATAATAACTTGAAATGTATATCGTCTGGTATGTGTGTTTGAAATATTGGTGGACCGAATGGAAATATTAAGTTATCTGAACCTTTATTCCAACATGGTACATCAGTTTCGAATGTTTGCATTGTAACCTCATTATATATTCTTTAAGTTAAACTTTATCAATCAAATTTAACTCTTTTGCTTTCTTTATAATCCTATTTATAAAGCCGTCCAGATAGTCTAAATCTGCTGAAAAGGCAACATGAGGTACACGATAAGGTTTGCCATCTTTTTGTGCTGACCTGAAACCTTGTAAACTCATACCTAGTTTTTCATCTTTAGTAAATTGATACCATAAAGAGTCTTCAACCTTATAATGGTCAATCTTTTTAACTTTAAATTTTTCTTTAAATTCTTCTAAGACTTCACTTACAGTTTTATCTTTTTTCTTTTCTAAAAGATATGTAAATTCTTCTATAAATCTTCTTGCTTGTGCGTCTGTTTCAGCACTACCCTCATATTGCATAATACCATAGTCAAATACTCCCTCAATAGGAGAGCCATCAACATTGGATGCCATTTTGCCTTTTTCGCCTCTGTTGGGTTGTTTGCCTTCGGGATTGATTGTATCACTCATTTTCACTCCTTAATATAAAATAGTATAATGGTATTTAGTAAGAAACTATAACTACTCCAGAACCACCAGCGCCGCCTTGACCTTGACCACCAGAATATCTAGTACCTCCGCCGCCGCCTCTGTTTGCCGTTCCAGCATTTTGTGATGTTTGTGTATTACCAGAACCTCCGCCACCGTTGCCTGGTTCTCCGCCGTATGAACCTCCACCGCCACCTGCGTAATAAACTTGTGTTGAACCGTCTGCGATAGAATAAGCTTTACCTACACCACCTGCACCACCGTGCTGAGTTGATTGTGCGTCACCATCTCCGCCTGCGCCTCCAGCACCACCGCCACCGCCGGCAGTTGAAACTGGTTCTGGTGAATTAGGAGAAACATTATTTCTTCCTCTACCACCTGGATTTCCAAATCCGTAAGTGCCTGAATCTCCTGATTGAGTTGGTTGAGTAGCTGCACCTGCTTGGCCGCCATTACCACCTAATGCTGTATTATTAGGGTGACCGCCTCCGCCGCCTGAACCACCTGGTTCTCCATCTCCTACATTTTCGTTTTCTGGTAAATCAGGACCATAATTCGCCTGACCTCCACCGCCGCCACCTTTAGCAGTCAATGTACCAAATACTGAATCTTGTCCTTCATATGAGTCACCACCACCTTCAGCACCAGCGGCACCACCTTGGCCAATTGTTACTGTAACTTGTGTACCAGGTGATACTGTAAATCCTGGTCTGTAAATTAAACCACCTGCGCCTCCGCCTCCGAAGCCGCCTGCACCACCGCCACCAGCAACTAACAAAACATCTACTGCACCTACGCCTGTTGGTACTGCAAAAGTAGCAGGCGAATTGTAAGTTGTTCTTACTGGAGGTTTAATAGTAATTTTAAATTGTCTATCAACATTAGTTGTTCCGTCTGTAACTCTAATTGTAAATGTTGATGTAGTATCACTACCAACTGCACTAACACTCGACCATGTAATTGCACCTGTTGATGTGTTAAGTGTAAATCCGGTAGGTAATGAACCTGTTTGGACTGAATATGTTAATGATTCACCATCAGCGTCTGTAGCGCCACATAAATCACCTGGTTGAATTGTTCCTGAACTTCTAAGACTATCATATAAAGAATAAATTGTATCAGCTGAATTTGTAAATACTGGCGCTGCTTGGTCAGCCGTTACTGCGTCTGCTAAAGTAGCTGCAAGACCTGAACCGTTTGTAACTTTAAGTGTGTAAGGACCGTTTGCTTCATTAAAGTCTGAAGCGTCAAATACACAAGTAATTAAGTTTGCACTATTTCTTGTTGTTGAATCTGGAGATACATTTGAACCTGAATTTGCAATCATAGTAATATCGGCACCTGTTGTATCAAAAAGAGAACCGTTAATGGTCATTGTAACATTGCCTGTAGACTCATCATCAATTGTATATGATGTTATAGCTGAACCGCCATCTATATTGAAATTGGTAACTACTGGTGGAGCGTCAACAGCTTTCCAATCTGAACCATTGTAATATTCCATCAAGTTAGTTGTTGAATTGTATCTTAAAGTACCTGAACCGTAACCTGTATCTCTTTCACCAGTTGTACCTGTAGGTAAATCAATACCTTTTGTACCAGTAAAGGCAGTATCTTTATTTCTGAAATCTTTATAATTTGACATCTATATCTCCTATTGACTGGCTATATCGCCGGTTTTATCACGCATTACCCAACCAACTTTTACTTTTAAATCGTCATCAACAATAACTGTAGTATATCTATTTGTATCCGTGTAATCTGCTAATTTATGTTCTTCCCAACCACTTTCATAACTATCGTTTCTGTATTGCCATATAACGCCAATAACCATACCGCCAGTTGAACCTGAATCAGCAGGGTCTTTTTCAACGATACATACTTTTCTCCAATTGTCTGCCATTTTTATCCTCTATTAGTTGTTAGCTAATCTCCAGCCGTTAGTAGAACCTGAATAAACTAAAACAATACCAGCATTTTCTTGTGCAACTGTTAAATCTGCTGTTTGTCCCATAATTTTTAAACTGTTTCTAGCAACTGTTAAATTATTTGTGTCGAATGTACCTGCTACATCAACCATTGAAACTTGGTCTCCTGTTAATGGTGAAGCGGGTAAAGTTATTGTTACTGCACCACCTGAAGTATCTACAAAAATTCTATCACTAGCGGCTGCTGTGTAGTTAGCAGTCTTTGTAACCCAAGGATTACCACCACCTAAACCTGTCCATGTACTACCATTGTAGCCTTCCCAAGTTGTTAGTGTTGTGTTGAATCTGATTGCGCCAGTTGTAGGACTTGATTCTCTTTGAGCAGTAGTGCCTTTAGGCATATGTAACTCATCTGTTTGATTTTCAAAACCTACTGAACCTGTTTGTACTTTAGTTAATGCCATTGTTAATCCTTAAACTATTTATACTATTATTTATACATCCTCATCTCTAACTTTGTCATAATTTTTACCATCTGCATAATTTGTTATGGTTGTTGTAAATCCGAAGTCATCATCTGCGTCAGCACTTGTTGGATTTGGTACAACCACAATTCGTTCTTCTCTAGTAGCCGCTGGTAAATCAGTATGTAAGTCTGATTGAGCTTCTTTTATTACTTTTTGTGTTGAAGCAGGTCCATATAAATATGTCTTCGCTGTGAAGTTTAGTGTATATATTACTGCTCTTCTTGTTGTAAAATCGCCAGAATAACTGTCTTCATAGTTAATATTATTTAGTACAATTGGAATATCTCTTTTTATACCCATTTCTGGAATAACATTAACAGTTACAGTATAATCTGGTTGAAAATATGGTAATATTTGTTCTATGATTTGTAAACCGCCTTCAGCAGTTGCTGTTAAACAAAATAAATTATATGATATATTGTAAGGCACAGGCATATAATTATAATTCATAACCTCACCATCTGAACCAGTTTTAACTGATTTGAATTTTTGTACTTTAGTTAACTTTCTACTACCATCATATGCAATATCTGAAATTTCAAAACCCATTCTAGGTAATGTAATCGCCATTTCTCTTTCATCTAAATTAGGTTGTTGGTCTAATCTAACCAAAAACTTTTCTTTAGGAGCATAAGCTAAAGGTACCCTAATTGATTGTACAATCGAACCTGCACTATCTTTTCTTTTTATTTGTATGTTATTAAAAATCTGACCAAAGGCTACGGTCATTTTTCTCATACTTTCGTTATAAAAATATCCAAACATTAATTGTCTACCTCACCAAATGGGTTTCTTTCTGTAAAGTCAAGTATATCATCTGAAGTATCTGCTGTGTTAAAACCTGCTTGTGCGTCTAAATCTAAATTGTCTGCATAAGTTGATTGTGTCTGTAAAGCATAATCTTCATTGATAAAGTAATTTGCGTCACCACTTACACTATCGTTTTCTAATTGCAATGCACCTGTACCGTCTTCTAATGAAAACTGGTGTGACAACATATCAATAGAGTATTGGTCTTCAGCACTATCAATATCTGTAACGCCGGTATCTAATCTTTCTGAACTGTACTCCCATGTTCTAGCTCTTAATTTGTAAACTGGTAAGTTGCCTAATTGAAAGAATGGCTCTTGGTCTTCTACAAAACTAATTTCAAAAAACTTATTCATTAAAGGGTAATAAATTATATCACCCTCATTAGGTCTGCCTTCAACAATCATAGTATGGTTACTATCTACAGCGTTCATCCATCTTCGTTTAGACAACATGAAAGTTGTTTCTTCTCTGATTTCTAAACCAAACTTATTGATTAATTCTTGTTCACCAGCTAAACCCTCTGTAGTTTCAACATACATTTCTATTAGATAAGAGTCATCAAATTTTGATAGACTATCTTCACCTAATATTAGGTCTCTATTTACTAGTGTTCTTGGTAGGTAATAAACATCATGGCCGTAAATTTTTAGGCCTTCGATAATTAAATCTTCGTAAAGAGTTTTCTCGTTTGTGTCGCCAATGCCGTTCCCGCCTTGAAAGTGGTGATTAACTGCCATGGCATTATCCTATCATCATTGCTGGATTTAATTCGAATGTACTTCTTATGTCGTTTTCTAACTTTTCAATTTCTTGTAAAGCTTCTGAAAATATCTGTTGTCCATTTAATGTAACACCGCCGACCATGGCAACGCCATTAAATTTAGATAAGTTTGCTCCCCATTGTTTTTTAAATAAAGCAGTTGTATATCTTTTTAAGTAAATATCATTATACACATCTGTATATGTTTCGGGGTCTAATTTTCTATAACACTCTATTACAATCCACTCATCTGCTGCTAAATCATTTGTCCAATCCATATCAATGTATAATCTATTATCATGTTGATTAAATCTAATTGGTTTTTCACCAACTAATACATGGTCTAAAAAGTCCAAATGTCTTAATACAACATCATAGTTAATAATACTTGTAGATGAAAAATCATAAAGGTCATTTAATCTCATTTGGTATCTTACATCAAATAAGTTTAGATTACCTTTGTTTGAAAATGGAAAAATATTGATTACAGAAATAACTGATTCAGGTACTACCAAAAAGTTATTATCTTCGTACCAAGTAGTTGATACTGAATTCTTTGTTGCTGTTTCTGAAGAAGGATTTATGGCAGCCAAACGAGTTTTTTCCGAAGAAGTCAACTTATATTTTAAGTATGTTCTTCTTATAGAATCGTAGTGAAACTGAGCAAAATATTGTAATGCCTCGTCTATTCTGTCCTCTAGTTGGTCGTCACTAGCATTGACCTCAATGACAGGCTTACCTAAATTTCTTAAGCAGTATTGTTTTAAATTTTCTCTACTATTTGGGTTTGCCATTTATATACCTTTGTTTTATACCTTTTCAGGTATATTTATAATACTATCCAAGAGCAACAGCTTGGGCAATGGCAAAAGGTCTACTAGCTAATGAAACACCACCTACTTGAACATCTGTTGTAGCATTTACTGTGCCTGAAAATGTACCGTTTACAGCACTTGTAATCGAACCACTATTAATTGATAATGTTCCATCTGTTAAAGTTGTTGATGTAATACTTGTAATACCAGTAAACGAACCAGTTAAAGAGTTACTTCCACCTGCTATTGTTTTATTTGTTAATGTATCTGTTGTATCTTTTAATACAATTGTTCCTGTTGCGTTTGGTAATGATATTGTTCTATCTGCTGTTGGATTAACTGTTGTTAAATTTGTTTCATGTTCATCATCTGAGGAACCCTCAAACTTTAATGAGTTTTGTACTTCAATAGTTGTAGAATTTACAGTTGTTGTCGTACCTTGAACAGTTAAATTTCCTGTAATATTTGTACTACCGCCAACCGTCAATGCACCTGAAACATCTAATGCTTCATTAATTTGAATTGATGTTGAGTCGGAAGTTGATAATGAAGTACCAACTATTTGTAAAGCGGTTGCATTGATAGCACTTGTGCCATTTCCTGTTAGTATTGAATTTGAAGCAAGTGTAGCTACACCTGTTCCACCTGAAGCAACACCAATTGTTTCACCTGATTGGTATTCTGCAATACCAGTAGGTGTTCCACTTGTAAAGACTAGTCTTATTGGTGTTTTATCTGCCATTTATATCTCCTAAAACAAGAACGCTGGATTACTGTCGTCAAAAGCAGCTGAACCGCCACCTAAAACAGGACTATCTAATCCACCTGAAGCTGTATATACTTCCGTCATATTAGCCACACTTGTATTTATATTAAATCCTAAATTTGTTGCTACGGTACCAAGACCAATAGCTCTTGTAAAAATCTGTACATTCTTTTGTAGTTTTCTAACAAAAGTAACATCTCTAAATGATGAACCTAATTGACCAACATCATATGCGTTGTGTGTATCAGGTGTTAAATCTGTTGAGATAGATGTTAAATCTACTGCTGTACTTTCAATAATTTCTTTAATAGTGATTACATCACCAGAAACAGGAGCTGTGACAAAGGTTAATGTAGTTGATGAAACTGAATAATCCGTTGTTGGTCTCTGGAAAACACCGTTTAAAAACACCATAACATTGGTTGCATTTGCACCACTTGTTACAGTATAACCTGTTGTACTGCCATCACCTGTATAAGCTCTAACTTCACCTTGTACATTTACACCACCACCACTTCCGCCAGAAATAGTAATAGTTTTTGTTGAACCTGTACCTGAAGCAACAACACCTGAACCTACAAAATTAATTGTAGAAGCTGCTGTTGATAATGATGAGCCTTCGTCTTGTATTGTGATAGCACTACCGCCACCACCGCCACCACCAATTTCTTTTACGGTACCGCTATCATTAATATAAAGTTTCTTAGCGCTAGTGTCGATTGCAACTTCACCATTTACAATATCACTTGTAGTCGGTGTAGCTGTTCCTCTTTTGAGTTTTATAACCGTTGACACTAATAATCTCCTAAATCAATTATGTTAATTAAAATGTTCCGCCGTCTAAACTTGTTACCGTAACTGCTCCTGAACTGACTGTAAAATTGTCTGAACTAAAAGAAGCCACACCTTTATTTGAAGTTGTTGCTAATTCACCTGCAATAGTTAATGTAGTGCCCGAAATTGTTGCATCCATTCCCTCACCACCTGTAATTTTCAAAGTTCCGCCTAAGTCAATATTTGATATTGTTGAAGCGTCATCAGAAAATGTAATAGTTGAGTTTGAAAGTTTTGCATTGGTAATTGAACCTGCTAATTTAGCAGTTGCAATTGAACCGGCTAACATGTCGTTTGTAATACCTAAAGCTTTAACTCTTAATGCGTCTGAACTTACTTCGATTGAACTGTCATCTACTGCAACATCAATTTGGTTACCAGTTTTTGTTAATGCGTCACCGGCACTAATTTGACCTGCACCTGAGAACTGAGCAAATGTAATATTTGTAGAACCAAATGTAGGTGTGCCATTATGTGTTGCAACATAACCGTTATCTGCGTTTGCTGTACCAGCTTCTACGAAGAAGAAAGTACCGCCTGTTAATTCAGAAGCTGTGTCTGCGTCTGGACTTCTTGTTAATACGAAAGCTGCTGAACCGCCACCTGTTGCTGTTACTTTATAGATACCGTTTTGTACTGCACTTGATTGGTCTTTAACAAGTATTCTATCATTTACTGATACCGTAACACCATCAACTGATAATGCGCCGTTTGAACCAGCAGTTAAAGTACCTGCACCATTATTGTAAGTAGCCGATAAGTTAGCTGTTGTAGCAACTGAACAAGATTCTTTAACATCAAGTCCGTTTGCAACACTATCCACATATGCTTTTGTAGCAGCGTCTTGGTCACTTGTCGGGTCAGTTACACTTGTAATTCTGCTTGAGTTTACATCAACTGTACCAGAACCGTTAGGGTCTAAAATAATGTTACCATTTGAGTCTGTAGATGAAATAGTATTAGCGTTAACATTTAAATTATCTACTGTTAACTCTGTTACACCTGCAATCGTTGTTGTAGTAGCACCTAATGTTAGTGTAGATGAACCTAAAGTAATTGTAGAGTTTGAAAGAGAAGAATTACCAATATTTGATAATGTGTTACTATTTGCGTCAATTGTTTTATTTGTTAATGTTTGTGTAGCAGCTAGACCAGCAAAACTTTCTGATTGTAAAGCACTATTAAATTCTGCTAAACTACCTGTTAGTGTATTGTTTGCTAAGTCAATTGATTTATTTGTAAGTG